TGATGAAATGGTCAATCCTGGACCAATCTTTAAGTTTGAAGATGTGAATACTTATGGAATGGGAATCGAGGATTTATATCTTCCTGATTATATAAGTGTCGGATCAAATGTACATGTGACCGCTGAAGTTGAGTATTTTAGTGAGAATGAAGGTGTTTTTTATCTAAATCCTGTGAAAGTTGAGTCCCGATAAAATAAAGAAATTATTTAGCCTGTACCTATTGGAATTGGGGTACGGGCTATTTTTATGTTTTCATTTGTTTCTTTTTGCGCGCGAAAAATACATCGACTGTTATGAAGAGAGAGGGTTAAAATGGCCATTCTCTCTTTTATTTTGGAGAAAGGAGGCTTACTTATGCTGGAAAGCGAATTTCAGAATAAACTGATCCAAGAACTGAAAAAAATGTTCAAAGGCTGCATTGTAACAAAACTGGATTCCAGCCACATTCAGGGAATTCCTGATTTGCTGATCCTTTATAACAATAAGTGGGCCACTTTAGAATGTAAGAAAAGTGTTCGCGCCAAGAAACAACCAAATCAAGAATATTATGTTGGACGAATGAACGAGATGTCGTTCTCAAGATTTATTTGTCCTGAAAATAAGGAGGAAGTGTTACATGATCTTCAACAAGCATTCTGCTCTTGAAGGGCAACACGCCTTTCTTGGCGCAAGTAAATATCACTGGATCAACTATGACGAATCCAAAGTTGCAGAATCGTATTCAAAATTCCTTGCAACTCAAAAAGGAACAGAGCTTCACGATTTTGCGGCAAAATGTATCACACTTGGACAGAAACTTCCGAAGTCCCAGAAAACATTGAATATGTATGTGAATGATGCCATAGGATTCAAGATGGTTCCTGAGCAGCCTCTTTTCTATTCGGAGAATTGCTTTGGAACAACAGATGCGATTGCATTTCGAAATCGTATGCTTCGCATTCATGATTTAAAAACCGGCGTCATTCCTGCGCACATGGAGCAGCTTGAAATATATGCTGCTCTTTTTTGTTTGGAATACAAAATCAAGCCAGCCGACATTGAAATGGAACTTCGGATTTATCAGAACAACCAGATTCTTTATGAGAATCCAACGGCTGAAACCATTGTTCCCATCATGGACAAGATCATCACATTCGACAAAGTAATCAACAAAATCAAAGAACAGGAGGGCTAACTTATGAATCCGATTGCAGAAGAAATTTTGATGCATTATGGAATGCCCCGCCGTTCCGGTCGTTATCCGTGGGGATCTGGTGATAATCCGTATCAGCATAGTGGAGATTTTCTGAGTCGAGTGGATGAACTGAAAAGTCTGGGTATGAGTGATACCGAAATTGCAAAAGCCATGGGTTTAACCACCACTCAATACCGTACGCAGAAATCGTTAGCAAAAGATGAACGTCGTGCGCTGGATGTGGCGAGAGCAAAATCTCTTCGAGAAGATGGTTTGAGCTTAAATGAAATTGCGAAAGAAATGGGCTTCGCAAACGACTCTTCTGTTCGTTCGCTTTTGAATGAAAATTCTGAGGTTCGTATGAACCAAGCTAAGACAACTGCTGAAATTATCAAAAAGCAAATTGACGAAAAAGGCATGATTGATGTTGGTGCCGGTGTGGAACGTGAACTTGGAATTTCCAAGGAGAAACTGAATGAAGCACTCTATATGCTGGAGATGGAGGGTTATCCTGTTTACGGCGGACGAGTGGATCAGGTAACAAATCCTGGGAAGAAAACAACGCTTCGTGTGATTTGTCCTCCTGGAACAGAGCATAAAGAGATTTACGATTTTGAGAATATCAATTCTCTGAAAGATTATGTCTCTCATGATGATGGGGAATCTTTTGATCCCAAATTTGTTTATCCCAAAAGCATGGATTGCAGATTCGGTATTCGGAAGATGGCGGCGAATTGAAGGATGGTGTTGTGGAAATTCGAAGAGGTGTTGACGACCTGTCTCTTGGAGAATCCCATTATGCTCAGGTTCGCATCTTAGTTGACAAGACACACTACATCAAAGGGATGGCGGTTTATTCAGATGACCTTCCTGATGGTGTGGATGTTATGTTCAACACCAATAAGAAAAAAGGGACACCTAAAATGGATGTTCTGAAACCAATCAAAGATGACCCGGATAACCCGTTCGGTTCTTTAATTAAAGAGGGAGTTAATGACCCGGATAACCCCACTACTGAAAGAGGAGGTCAGAGTTACTACTATGATAAAAATGGGAAGAAACAGCTTTCCCTTATCAACAAGCGAGCAGAAGAAGGGGATTGGGGCGAATGGGCAGACAAGCTTCCATCTCAGTTTCTGTCGAAACAGAGTAGAACTTTGATAAAGAAGCAGTTGAATTTAGCGGCCGCAGACAAGCAGTCTGAATTTGATGAGATTTGTTCTCTTACGAATCCAACAGTGAAAAAGGTTCTTTTGAAATCTTTTGCTGATGACTGCGATGCAGCCGCTGTTCATTTACAGGCAGCCGCTCTTCCCAGACAGAAGTATCAAGTTATTCTTCCATTGACATCTATCAAAGACAATGAGGTCTATGCTCCGAACTACAAGAATGGAGAAACAGTAGCTCTTGTGCGGTATCCGCATGGTGGAACTTTTGAGATTCCAATCTTAACTGTTAATAATAAGCAGCCAGAAGGAAGAAGAGTTCTTGGGAATACACCGACAGACGCTATTGGCATTAACAAAAAGGTTGCTGACCGTCTTTCCGGAGCTGACTTCGATGGTGATACTGTCATGGTGATTCCTTGTAATTCTTCTAATAGTAGGGTGAAGATTACTTCCACTCCACAATTAAAGGGGTTGGAAGGATTCGATCCTAAGATGTCTTATGGGACCGTTAAGAAAGGTGACGATTATTGTAACAGCAGCGGTCAGAAGATTAAGATTATGAAAAATACCCAGACAGAAATGGGTAAGATTTCAAACTTGATTACTGATATGACTTTGAAAGGTGCTACTCAAGATGAGCTTGCAAGAGCTGTACGTCACAGTATGGTCGTCATCGATGCAGAGAAGCATAAGCTAGACTACAAGAAGAGTGAGCAGGACAATGGTATTACGGCTTTGAAGAAGAAGTACCAGGCTCACGATGACGATGATGGTTATGGGGGAGCTTCTACGCTGATTTCTCGTGCCAAGTCTGAGACTTCTGTGTTGAAAAGAAAAGGAA